TTGTAAACGCTCACATTCCATTGGTGTTAATTTGCGGTAGGTTGGTGGTGTAACAACAACATTGTCTTTTTGAACGGTGGTCAAAGTATTAGTCTTACCATCTTGTCTAATTTCTAGCCTTTGTTCTGTCTTACCTGCAACACTGCCTTTATGGTCCTGACGTTTTCCATCTTTAATATATCTACCACGCCAAGCGCCACATAGGACCTTTGCATGAGTATTACCACCACCACAAGTATTAAGTGTTGGTGATTTACCACTATCAGCATAGACACGTTTAATAGATTCATTGCCTTTAATATCTGTTGCGGTTGCTGCGTGATGACACGTTGAGTCTTTATTAAATTCTTTCAGTTCGCAAGGTCTATATTCAACACAACCGTTTAATTTATGCGGCCAACTTGCAACCACACAATTAGATTTATCGTCTTTACGAATATTTAACTGTGCTTCAATACCTCGTTTAGTTACTTGGTTGCGTTTTGCCGCACCCTTTACAGAAACACCACCTTCTAAAACATCTTTCAACACAATACCTTTATCTTCTGGTTGTTCAATGTTTGGTATGTTAGTCCAATACAATCTAACCCTATTCTGTGCTGATAATAAAGATGAATTAATCATTATCGGCTTAACACCTAAATGCTCACTAATAACGTCTTGATATTCTTGTTTCATTCTTACATTCTCAAGCAGAAAATACTTAGGCTTAGTTTCTTCAAGTAATCTAACGAACTCAAAGAACAATGCTGATCGAGGGTCATCAAAGTTTAACTGTTTACCAGCAAAACTAAATCCCTGGCAAGGCGAACCACCCATCAACAAATCAATCGGTGGCAAGTTCTCACCCTTTAGAGCGCACACGTCACCCATCTGGATTGTATTCGGAAAGTTCTTGCGTGTTACTTGCATCCCGTACTTATCAATCTCACAAGCCATGTATCGATCAACTTCAAACCCTGCACGCTGTAGTGCCAACTGACCGCAACTCATGCCGTCAAACAAACTTAATACATTCACTTATGCACTACCTCAACTTTAATAATTGCTGGCATCGGATTGTCTGGATCATTACTCATTACTTGTTTGTCCATGCCATGTATTCTAGCCTTAACATTCAATGCTGATATAGCCGCAGCAGGCTGTCCTAACTCTCTTGCAAGTTGACGATCTTCTTCTAATTCCCTGGTTAAAGATTCCACTGTAACCTCGAACTTTTTATTCAATCTCTCTTGTAGTACAGCTATTCTCGCCCCTATATCGTCCTGGTTCACCAGTTGGTAAGCTTTATTGTTGATTGTAGTTGGAAGCATATTTTCTGAATTATATGCAGCACGATAAGCATCGCTTTGATTGCCTGTCTTTATGAACTCATGACAGAATTTTTCTTGTTTAGGTGTTAGTTTCTTTTTCTTCAATGTGTTTCCCCAGTTGTAAGTCTCTCAAGCCTAACCCAAGCTTAGTTCTTATTAATTCGTTACCTGTTCTCTCTACTGCTTCGTTCTCTATGTATGTGCATAGTTCAATGAAAGTTTCCCTTGATTGTCCTGCGGATTTATACAAGTGGGCAAGTTCTTCGAGTGCAAGTTTTGTTTGCTTGTAGTTTTCAGCTATTAATTCAACGATTGCTTCGTCAATAGTCTTATTGATCATGTTCTCACTTATCTTTTTTTTCATACTCTCTTGTCTCTATCTCTAAGTATTGAGCCTCTTGTGCTAGGTCGTCTATTTCGTGGCAATTATGTCTGCCTTCGTTTTTTAGTTTGAGTATCTTCTTGGCCATACATCTGACTTTTTTTAAGATCTGCTCTGTTGTGTGCATCATCTGTTTATTCCCCAAATAATTAATTGTTCTATAACTTCTTGAACTGAGTGAACCACACCAACCTCTCCGCCAGCTTGTTCAATCCTTTCGATCATTGCTTTCTGAGTTATGCTCAATGCACCTGCTCTGGTGTCTGTCTTTGGTTTTTTAACTTCCAAGAAGTATGCCATTGAATCATTCACTATAGCTATATCTGGTACACCGCTCTTAACCCCTTCTGCCTTTAGTTTCTTAGCGGTTATTAGATTACGATTGCCCCCATTTGGAACGGCATACCACATCAAACCCCTAACATCTAGGTACTGAGCTATGGCTACTTGGACTTGTCTTTCAGTTTCTCGCATAACTGTTCAATGTCCTGTGCCAGGTACATGGTTTCGTTTTCTTTAGTCACTCTGGCAATCTTCTGAGAAAGCTCAAGTATTTGCTTAATTAACTTTTCCATTTTTCCCTTTCACTTTTTTGCGTGTTGGTGTCCAAGGGTTGTGTTTAATACCCACTTGCAATTCGATCTTCTCAACCCTTTTGCGTAATTCTTTAATTAGTGTTTCCATCAATATCCCAAATTAAAATAACTAAAAATGCAACCCATAACAGTGCTGCGCCTACTAAATATTCAAACATAACCCATTGCCTCTATATACAAATCCTCCGGTCTTGGCAAGGTGATCCCCAGTTGTGCCATTTCCATGTCTATCTTTTCTAAAAAATCCTTAAATTCCTTAACTTTTAAATTCTTAGAGCTTGGCTCTTTGATGTCTCCATCTTCATATTCAATTCTGATTAAGAATTTGTGCTTAAACCCAGTGTGCAGTCCTTTGTGCCACTTACTATCCTCAAAGTAATCATGCACTGGCATCCCTGTTTCTTGATTGATAATGCCTAACCACATCCAATACAGTTTGTTTTGCTTTTGTGATCGGGTGTCTTTGTCCTCTCTGATCTCAATGACTGCTCTTTGAGCATCAGGGTATTGGCTAAAGTGACTAACAATCATTGCCTCAACAATGTGTCTTTTTTCTTTGCTGCGTTGGATTATTCTTTTCATAAAAAATTCACACAAACAATCACAATAGGCAAAGCCACAAAAGGCAATTTGAGGCACGTATGGCACTCAATAATTTTCTTAATCATGTCTTATCAACCCCTGCTTAACCAATAACTCTTGAGTGCGTTTCATGGCTAGTAGGCCTTGATAATCTAACCACTCGATCTCATAGTTCATGTTCTTGCGTCTATCGTAAACTTCGTGGCAGGTAAAACAACTATAAAATCCATGAATATCAAGTGATTTCTGACCCATGCCAGCCCCATTGATATGAGCAAACACAGTGGTTTCGTTTTCACCACCGGATTGACAACCTTCGAGTCTTATCTGGCAAGGTTGTGCTTTTGCGGATTTAGTGATCTTGCTCATCTAACCCTCTTAACCGATAACTCAACAATCCAATTACATTTAACTTTTAAATTTGTCATCAAACAGTTGTCCATTAGTCTTAGTAAATAGCCATTGTTTAAGTTTTTATTGAGTAAATCAGTGGCTTTAAACCTGCCTAATCTGTCTGCCAGTAATAGCATTTCTTTAAAGATTGATCGAGTGTTGGGTAATAAAAAATCATTAGTCACAATGCCACTTTTCAAGGCTTGGTGGATTGAGTTATTGACAGCCATTTGGCCTATGACATCTTCCTCGTTCCAAACGATGTGTTCTTTTCTTATAGCCATTGCATTGATACCCCATTGTAATTATCAATCCACTGCAACGATTCATCGTGAAACCAAAATCCAAACTTCCCTGTAAATTCACCATTGCGTTGTTTATCAACAATGAATAAACCGTCTGGATCTGTGTATGAATACGAGCTTTTATTCTCAATGGCCTTTCTTTTTTCATCGTTCAAATGAATTAAAATTACATTAAATGCTAGGTTGGTGATTGAGGCAGAGCCTGATATGTCAAACTTACCAGGGATGTAGTTCTTTGCTCCTACTGGTGATTTCCGAGCATGAGTTACGAGGTGAATATGGATGTTAAATTCTTTGGCTTTGGTGCATAATTCAGCCACAAATCTTTTCTGTGTTTCGCCTTGTTCCTGATCCACACCACACATCATTAAACTATCAATCATTATGTGTTTAATGCCTTTTTGTTCTGCTGACCAATCAATCATGCTCATAATATCTTCTGATTGAACCACGTCTGTTTGATCGTATATCCACAAGCGTAAATCAGTTACATCTTCAAACTTCTGTCTAAAGTCTTGGGTGGGTTTTCTACCACCATAACCTTGTCTCAACATTCGTGCTATGGTCATGGATCCTTTCATTTCCATACTGGCAATTAATACGTTGGTATCTTTGGCTAACCATAATGCTGCTTGACCCATCACCAAGGACTTACCATTGCCATTGATACCTGACCAGATGGTTACTTCACCCATTCTAAATCTAAACAAGTTATGGGTTTTTTCCCAAGGTAACTTATCACCAGTTAAATGAACACCATCATCAAGCATTGCCATTGCTTCATCCAAGAAGTCACTAGCAGGTTTGATTAACTGACGTTGTGATTGAGATTTGTAATTTCTAAAATCATCAACAGAAACGTGATTCATAGTGCATGACTCCATTGATCAGCTTCTGCTGGTTTATCAAACGTATAGTCACACTTGATCGTTTGCCATTCATTTTTCATTATGACTTCCATGACTTGTTCAAAGCTCATGTTGTATTTGGTTGATACGGTATCAATATCATTAATCACACCACTTAATCCTTTTGTTGTTTTAAGTGGTTTTTTTATTTCCTTTCGATAATCAATTAATTTAATGGCTATTTGTTTTTTATCATTGTTAAATTTTGAAAGGTCAACACCTTTGTGTTTAGTGATTGTTTCTATATGATTGTTTATAGTGATTGTATTGGGTAACATTGTGTTACTAGGGGGTAACATTGTGTTACTAGGGTAGATGTCGTCAATGTTACTAGGTGGTATCAAATTGTTACTAGGGGGTGGTGTCATTGTGCTACTAGGGTTAGAATCCTTTTGTGTAGCGGTTTTAGGCTTGTTTACTGTGTAAATATTGCTCTGATTATCTCTGTTTGATAGTTTTCTCTTGTGGATAGAAATCAGTCCAAGCTCGCCTAAAGTGTTAATACTTCTAATTGCTGTCATTCTTGAACAATTTGCCAGTTTTGCTATCTTTTCATAACTTGGATAGCAACGATTATTATCGTCAGCATAATTAGCCAATAATAATAAAATCAACTTATTAACTGGTGATACATCTTCTACATTCACCACCATTGCCATTGCATCAAAACTCATTTAAACCCCTTTAATTGAAAAAATGAATCTAACCCTTTATCGAAAATTCTGCCTTCAAGTTCTTCAATAAATTCATCACGAGTAAGGTCGTACTCTAATAAGATAATAAGTTCAGCTATTGCAAGTGTTACCCTCGCACTATCAAGATGATCTTTAGGTTTGTAATCTTTATGTCTTAGTGCTTCTACTGAGTGTTCAGCAAGTTTTATCTCTAGTTTTAATTTCTTAATTTGGTCAATCATAGCTCAGTATTTCCTAAACCTGCCGTAAGTCCGCTCAATTTGTTACTTGGTTCAGCACTGGCTATTGCAGCAGCCTGAGT